ACGGCGTGCCCATCCCGGTCATTCAGAAGCCGTTCAAGATCGGCGAGCGCACGCTGCTCGCGTCGCGCACGCGCGGCGCAGCTCTCGACGTGACCACCGGTATCGAGGCGGCGCGCTCGGTGGCGCGCGTGTCCGAGAACATGGTGTTCAACGGCACCACGCTCGGCGCGGTGAAGTCCGCGGCCAACACGTACCAGATTTACGGCCTGACGAATTTCCCCGGCCGTGCGCTCGGTACGATTTCCGACTGGAGCAACCCGGCGACGACGCCCGAGACGATCCTCACGGAAATTCTCGAGCTCATTCAGACGATGGAGACGACCCACCGCAAGTACGGGCCGTTCCGTCTCTACATCCCGGGTGCCTACGCGTTCCAGTTCCGCCGCGACCTCAAGGCGAACAGCGACAAAACGCTCGAACAGCGCGTGCTCGCCATTGCGCAAATTCAGGCGATCCGCGTCTCGGACGTGCTCGCCGACGGCAACGTGCTGCTGATCCAAATGACCTCGGACGTGATCGACCTCGCGGTCGCCGCCGACGTCACGAACATTCAGTGGGCGAGCCCGAGCGGCTGGACGAACTACTTCCAGACGTTCGCGGCCTGGGCGCCCCGGATCAAGCAGGACTACGACGACCGCGCGGGCTATATCCACGCCACCGTCGGCACCTAGTCGCGACCGTTTCTAAGACCGCGGGCCGGCGGTGGTGGATACCGCCGGCCGCACCCTAACCGGAAGTGGGGGAGCAACCATGGGCCTCGTACGCGTTCGAATTGTGAAAGGCACGTACTCGACGCGGAACAGCGCCGGGCGCCTCGTGCACTATCGACCGCCCGAAGAGTTCAAGGTCACCCCACGCGTGCAGCACGCTTTCCGGGACGTCCTTCAGATCGTAGGCGACGAGGTGCAAGAGTCGCCTGCTCCCAACATTACGACGCGGCGAGACGCGTCGAAGAGTGGTGAGCCGGCGGGGGCGCAAGCTCCCGCCGGTCAACCCCACGTCGACGACGCAAGCAACCCACCCGGGCCCGACGAAGCACTCCCCCCCGAGGGGGGCGAGGCGGGATCCGGTAGCGCCGCCAGCGACGAGGCTCGAGACCCGCCAGCCCCGGCGGTGATCGATCGACCACCGACGCCCGCGCCGAGCGGCGCCGGCAAGCCGGCCCAAGCGTCGAAGCCGCTCCAACGTCGGGCCACCGCCCGCAAGGCGTAAGCCGTGGCCCTCGACGCCACCGTCGGCGGGCCCAGCTCGAACAGCTACCTCACCGTCGCCGAGGCCGACGCGTATTTCGACACGCGCCTCTTCTCGACCGTGTGGACCTCGGCGACGACCCAGCAAAAAGAGGCGGCGCTGATCCAAGCGACGCGCACGATTGACGCGAAGGTCACGCAGCCGTGGACGTTCGAGAACTTGCCCGACGGCTTCACCATTCGCCGCGTGGCGCTGCTCGGCCCCGACCAGAAGGCCTTCACCGTCTGGAACGGCGAGCCCGCCTCGAGTACCCAGGCGCTCGCATGGCCGCGCACGGGCATGGTGGACAAGCTCGGCAACGAGCTCGCCGACGACGTGATCCCGCAAGGCCTGAAGGACGCCGTGTGCGAGCTGGCGCTGTTGCTGCTCCAAAGCGACCGCACCGTCGAAAACCCGGCGGCCGTCGCCGGCCTGAAGGCGCTCACCGCTGGCCCGGTCTCGCTCGAGTTCACCGACCCGCCACCGAACCCCCAGCTCTTGCCCGACGTCGTGTTCCAGTTCCTCGTGCCGGCGTGGTGGTACGCGTTCGTGCTCGAGAAAGGCGTGCGCGCGTCTATCGAGGTCATCTGACGTGGGCCTGCGCGATCTAGTCGCGAGCGGCGTCGCTCTCGCCGACTCCCTCACCGCCGACTTGCAGCCGACCGTTCAGCACGAAGCGTGGACCGGCAACGACGGCTTCGGCGGTGCGACGTATGCGGCCGCCGTGCCGCGCGCGGCGATCATCGAGCGCAAGCAGCGGCAAGTACTCGACGCTCAGGGGCAAGAGGTCCTGAGCGAGACGACTATCACGATTCTCCGGCCCGTGGCCGCGAACGGCGCGCCCGACCGGTTCGAGCCCATCGATCCTCGCGACCGGTTCACGCTCCCGGACGGCACGACCGGGCCGATTCTGTCGATTGAGTCGTTCACGGATCGCCAGACCGGCGCCGGCTACTTCGCGCAGGTGTTCCTCGGCGCGGGCGGTGCACGGTGAACGGCGTGCCCACGGCCATTCTCGAGAAAGCGTTGAACGAGCTGCGCACGACGACGAGCTCGAACCTCGAGAAGCTCGCGGCCGCCGCGGTGGTCCTGCTCGACGCGGCGCTGTCTGAAGAACTCGCGGCGCGATACGACGCCGAGAAGCAAGGGTAGAGTACTCCACCGCTACGGGCGGCGAGGGAACCAGGTGGCCAGCCGAGTCTTAGGCCTCGAGGACGTCAAGAAGAACCTCAATCGCGAGATAGCCGCGATCAAGGGGCGCACCTATGCCGGGCTGCTCGCGGCCGGCCTCTTCGTCGAGGGCGAGGCCAAGGCTCTCGCGCCCGTGGACACTGGCGCCCTCAAGAACAGCGGCTACACGCGCAAGGCGCCCGGGCCGCTGGCCGTCGAGGTCGGGTTCTCGGCCGCGTACGCGATCTTCGTGCACGAGAATCTCGAGGCCCGGCACCACGTCGGGCAGGCGAAGTTCCTGCAAACCCCGCTCGATACGAAGCGCGCGCAAATTCTCGCGATCATCCAAGAGCGCGCGCGCGTCGGGGGCAAGGAATGAGCCCGGCCCATGAGCTCGCGCTCTACCTCGTCGCTCAGGGCGTGTGCTCGAGCTTCGGCGAGGACGTGCACGTAGACCGCGAGCCCGCCACGCCGGCCGACGTGGTGACGCTCTACGACACGGGCGGCGTGGACGTGCTGCCCGACATAGAGCTGCACACGACCACGATTCAGGTGCGCGTGCGCTCGACCGACCGCGAGGCGGGCTACGAGCTGCAAGAGCTGATCGCCGCCGCGTTCCTGAAGCCCCGAGCCGTCGCCGAGAACCAGCCCGTGGCGTTCGACGCCGAGGGGCACCGGTATATCGCTTTCGCCGCGCGCGGTGATATCGTCTCGCTCGGCCGCGACGACAACGGGCGCGCCCTGTTCACCGCGAACTACGAGCTGCAACGGCAACCTTTGGAGACGACTACATGAGCGGAGAGATCGGTTACAACGGCCGCGAGCTGGTAATCCTCAAAGCGAGCGTCCCCATTGCCGCGGTGACGACGAAGAGCGCGGCGCACAACCGCGAGGGCGTGGACGTCACCACCGACGATTCCGCCGGCAACCGCACGCTGCTGCCCGACCCGGGCATGCGCGCGATGGATATGTCGGTGGAGGGCGTCGTCACGGTGGACAACGGGCAGGACTTCCTCGAGGAATGGAACGGCACGGTGAACAGCGACGTCGGCGTGCGCTACCCCGACGGCACGGTCGCCACCGCGGCGCACGGCTTTTTCCTCGGCAACCTCGAGTTCAAGGGCGAGTACAACGGCCGCGTTTCGTTTACGGCCCAGCTACTCTCGAGCGGCGCGGTCACGTTCGCCCCCGGTAGCTAGTGTCGACGCTGAAGAAAACCCTCGTCCTCGTCATAGCCGGCGAGGAAATCCCGCTCGAAGTCACGATGCGGGTGATCGAGGCGCTCGAGCGCACGTTCGACGCCAACGCGCTCACCGTCGCCGCCGTGGACCTCGCCAACACGCTGCGCGTGAAGCGTTCCCAGGTGGCCGACGCGATTCTCGAGTGGCTCCGCGTCGAGAAAGCGAAGCCCACGCAAACGCGCGCGGAAATGCGCGAGGCGATCCTCGGCGCCCCGCCCGAAGAGTTCGCCGCGCTGGTCGGGTGCCTACAGGCCGCCGCGCTCTTCACGATCCGCGACCCGACGAAGCCGAACGGCCGCATGATCGACGACGAGCAGTTCGCCGAGCTCGCCAACGGCAAGGACCTACCCGAAAAAAAAGCCTCGCCGACAAGCTCGACGACCTCGAGCACTCCCGCGCCCACCGCCTAAGCGTCGATCTCTACGAACTCGTCGTCGGCCGCTGGGGTTTCCCGCCGTCCGAGTTCTGGGCTATGTCGCCCGCGGAAGTGTGGACCGTCGCCGAGGCTCGTAAGCCACCGCCGAAGGTGGGTAACATGCCGCTGGCGCAGTTCGAGCACCTCTCGCGCGTCCTCGACGACGCCACCGCCCAAGCCGCAGCGAAGAAAACGGGGTGAGCCATGCCGTCTCTCGGTGATCTAGTAGTCCAGATCGGAGCCGAGACCGCGGGCCTCGACGTCGGCGCCGCCAAGTCAATCACGACGCTGAACAAACTCGGCGGCGTCATGAGCGATATCGTCAAGAAAGCGACGGCCGTGGGTGCGGCGAGCGTCGCGGCCGGCGTCGCCATCGCGCTCTCGTCGGTGAAGTCGGTCGACGCGACCTCGCGCTTGGCGAACCAGCTCAACGCCACGATAGGCGGCCTGCGCGCGGCTCAGGACGCCGCCGAGAAGTACGGCGTCTCGAGCGACGAGCTCGCGCAATCGCTGTCCGTCATGAACGCTCGGCTCGGCGAGGCGCAGCGCAACGCCCTCGCGCCGGCCGCGATCATGCTCAAGCAGCTAGGGCTCAACGCCCAAGAGCTCGGCAAGCTCGACGTCGACCAGCGCGTGGCCGCGATCGCCGACAAGGTGAAGGAACTCGGGCTCTCGAGCTCGCAAACGGCCGACCTCTTGCGGCAGTTCGGCATTCGCTCGGGCGAGCTGACCGCCCTGCTCCAAGCCGGCGGCGACCAGATTCGCCAGAGCCGCGAGGAAATGGAGCAGCTCGGCCTCGCCATGAGTGCCGTGGACGCGGCCAAGGTGGAAGCCGCGCAGCGCGCGCTCGAGGACATAGGCGACGTGCTCGACGCGATCAAGGACCGGATTGCCATCGGCCTTGCGCCCTATATCCAAGAGATCGCGACCCGGTTCACCGACGCGGCGAAGGCCTCGGGCTCGTGGCAGAACGAGACCGACGCGGCCATTGCGTTCGTGCTGCGCGGCATTGGCAAGGTGGCCGACGTGCTTCAGGGCGTGCGCGTGGCGTTCAAGGCGGCCGAGGTGGTGGGCATCGCATTC